CACATAGTTTCGCACGCGTACACCAGAGGATGGTAACGTGACACTGGATTTGATCCGACTGCCCTTCAAATAAGCTTTAGAAAGCTAGGTGAAGGCAGGTGACGCCGAAGTCTTTAACCCATAAAGATCCAGGAATAGCCCGGAAGAAATTTCTCCTATATCACAGGATTAGAGGGAATAAGCCCCCCCGGCTGTTATTCTTCGTCAGAGAACCTAGAGATATTTAGTGCAGAGGACGATCCGACAAGGCCGGCTCTGTAGAGCGCTATTTGGTCGCGATCCCCCGGACATTGCAGTCCAGGATTGTGTTTCGGTTTTATTACACGACGAGAAAACCGTGTAGTTTAATGCCTTCGGGCCTAGCCAAGCTCAATAACCTCGGTAACCGTGACCGTAAGGAGCCAAGGGACCAGAATAGGAAGACTGAGCGGAGCCTCTTGCAAGTCGGTCGACGATTCCTTGGCCGACCGCATGAGCGCCATGCATCGCCATTTCATATGCTTTGGTCGAGAGCTTATCATACATCGAGCGACCTTCTGACGTCGAAGTACTGGCCGCCTGAGCGACATGCTCCGCGGTCGCGGCCGTGGAATTATTGTTGGCGAGATGAACCACAGTCTGCTCAATAGGGGCCCTCAACAGCGGCTCAACAACAGATGGCTGGGAAATCGACTGAATCGAATTCCCGGCGAGCATCCAATTGAACACGACTTGGATTGTAAAAACCTGATTCGTAGCAGTGCCATTGTTGAAAAAGACACCCATCGCGGCATTTGCGTAGTTGGTCAAGTTCAAATTGTTCGGAGCGGCGGTACCGGAGACAACGCTGTGCCAATAGGCCAAATCCTGGAGGCGGGGAATCCAAGATACCTCGATCCCGTCACCGCAGTCGCCGTGAACCTTGAAACCGGGGTTGGCCTCGAGTTGCGCTTGCACTGTTGCAGCAAGGCCACCGGACGAGGCAAAGCCAGTCCCGTTAATGAGCGGAACAGTGACGACACTGCCACCTCGAGACAACTGAGGAGTAGAGTTGAAGATCCGAACGCCCATGGACACAAGCTGCCAACGCAGGTGAGTCGACGTCGTACTGACGTACGGGGCAGCGACATCGTAGGGGGCATAGGTGGATGCGCCCGTATTGCCGTTCGTACACCCGCCAAGCGACAGGGTATTGAAGCACGCGTTGAAAGGTTCAAAAACGTTGCCCGCGGCGTCTGAAGTGCGACAAGGACCAACGTGACAGCTGGGGTTGCCATTCATCAGCAAGTTGTACTGCCCGGCGTGAAAGGCGACTGCGTCGAGGTCGGAGCCAATAACTGAAGAGCTGCTCGATTGGACATTGGGGATCGACCCGCCGTGTCCGGGAAACAGCGTCATCTGCTGGGTCGAATTGGCCAAAACAAGAAAATTCAGGTTGGTATACGTCAGCCGAAGAGTCGAGTTCATCAAAGAAGGAGCAACGTTGAAGTTGACTGGACAGATAGCACCCATGCCGTCGAAGGGACGAGCAAGGGCCTTCGCCCAGCGGCTCAAGTGGGAGTCTTTTGGGGGCTGACGAGCCTTAACAGCGCCTTTGACGGCCTGTCGGACTGGCTTG